AAATTATATTGGTGTATGGAAAGATGTCTAGAACAAAAACCAAGCAATAGATTTTTATATATAATTTAATTTCTCAATATTATATAAAATGTCATTAGCAATACTCGCAAGAAAACATAGAGAGAAAAAAAAAGCTAGCCAAGGTAAATGTTTTAACTTAGCAATGACCAATAAGGGTACTGTAAGAAGGAGTATTCGAAAAGCTAAAAATGGTTGTTCTAAAATACCTGCTATAGATAACTCCTGTAGGTGTGAGAAAGACCCTAAGACAGGCTGTTCCTATAAAGGTTGTGTTACGAGACCTTTCTTCCAACGTTCTTATTCTAACTATTTAAGACAATTGACTACTAGTTGTGGTGGTTCTGACAATAAAAAATGTAATATAATTAAATGTAATCCGGATAAGCCAGCCAGTGATGTTATGCAACAAAAAAAAGATGAAGTATTAAAAGACCTCTCTTATAATTATGTGTCACAATGTATATCATGTAAAAAAAAATGTTCTAGTAATACAGTGAAAAAAACACAACATAATGCTTTCCCTAAACCAAATTGTATTATAAATACACAAAAATGTAATGCACCAGGACAATTGACTAGATTATATGTTAAAAAAAACTGGTGTAATACTGTTAAAGATTTAGGTATGAGAGGTTCGGAAGATAGATTAGCTACTTTAAAAGCGAAGGTTACTACTTGTAGAAATTCGGATGGTTCATCCATTACAGACCTGTGTGATTGTTTATCTACAAAAAAAAATTGTGCTTAAAAATATTTATCGATAAATTTTATACATCTTTCTTTGAATTTAATATTTTTATCCTTATTTACTAATGTTTTTTTACAATGATTACAAATATAAACAATATATTTATCATTATCATCCTCTTTAAATATTAATGTTTTTGCTGTAAATATAGAACAACTAAAACAACTTTGCATCCACCCCCCTTTAGGCATTCTATCATTTTCGAAATAAATATATAATTTTTTTTTAATAGGGAGATTTCGTTTAATAGGGAGATTTCGTGTTATATTTGTTGATTTAATAATAGGTATATCGAGTTCGGGTTCAGTATTTATACTTAGTTTTTTCTTTCTTTCTTTATCAATACACATATATATCAATTATCAATATGTTTTTATTTAAAAGTATTAAAAACATATTTAATTTAATTTCCAGTTCTTCATTTTACTTGATAAAACAGCAAAGGTTATTAATGGTACAGTACTTATAATAATATTTTTTAGTGTTTCTGGTGAAAATTTTGCATTTTCAGGGTCTGTTCGTGATGCTACTGCAGATGTCATTACTCCAAATGGTTACTAAACCCGTTGCTAAACCTGTAATACAACTAATTAAACCACTGTCTTTTAAATTTTTAAAATCTGTCATAATACTCATTATACTATTAATAAATAAAAAAATTTTAAATTATTTATTTATTAATTATTTTTTCTCTCTATTCAATGTATCAATTTCACGTTTCCAATTATCAAATCCGTTCTTGGCGATGAATTGGATAGTTCGCACGGACTGACCCCATGTAAATCCAGAATGTTGATCTCCATATAATTCTCCTAATTTATCAGATATTTTATTCATGTTTTCATGATCCCAGAACATATAGCCATCACCTTCAGGTGGACTTTCGACCTGAAACCAGGTCCATAATTCCAAAACATCAACTGTTTTTTTTAATTCTATTAATTCTCGTTTTAAATAATGATTCGGCCATTTATTAGGGTTATCCGGTGCCATCGTAATTTGTCTTGTCGAACACCTTACTGTTGGTGGTGTTGTTGGTGCTATTAGTGGTGCCGATGGTCTTATGTACTCTTCTAACGGAATAGCTTCTGCAACTGGGAGATTCTCATTTATTTCATTACTAGGTGAAGCAATTAGTGTTGGTAAATAGTCCATGGTTATTTTTATACTTTATTTTTTATAAAATTTTACACTTCAATTTTTTTATTCTTTTTTTGTATCGGGGGAAAATGTTACTTTCCGCTGTTCTTTCCCTAGAAATACAAAAAAAGAACAACTAAACTGTAATACAATTATAGCCAATAATAATGATATAGCTTTATTTTTTGTTAAATATTTATTTGATAAAAGATAAAATAAAGTGATAAATGATAAACAAATACCTCTATCATTTTTTAAATATCTTAAACCAACCAAAATAGATACCATAACCATAAAATAAAATGTATATTTATGCTCTATGACTTGCTTTAACATTATAATATAATATAATATTAAAAAATCGCAGATGACGAGGTTCGAACTCGCGCGGGCATAGCCCACCAGATTTCAAGTCTGGCCCTTTAACCACTCAGGCACATCTGCAGAAAATTGACTTAAATTTTTATTTTTTATATATCTAATAATAATATGTTTGGAAGTTTTATTAAGCCCACCAATTCGCTTTTAGCTATTAATAAACTATATATTCCATTAGAATTATGTGATATTATTAAAAAATATCTATATTATGATATTGATAGCTTAAAATTTATCAAAAAATTAACTAAACAAAAAAAAGAATTGAAACTTATAAAGAGTGCCTTGTCTAGAAATAATATGCCCCTATGGACTCATAACCCTATAGAAAGAACAGAGGAAAATTCCGAACATTGGATATTCGGATTTATGCGTTCTCGTAATAATAAATTTGAATCCCTACAATTACAGGGAGAAAACTGTTCTATTTGTGGGGAATTTATTAAAAGAAGTGTTGGTTTAAAAATTTGTAGTTGTTAAATATATTCGCATTTAAAAATTTTATACTTTCCATTTTCTTCTATAATTTTAAAAGGCTTACCACAACCATATATCAAACCTTCCATTGCTAATCTATTACACTCTTCTTTTTTCATATGAGGGTCGATCTGTTTTAGTGTTTCTTTATATACACCATGTCTATAAATCTTACAATTTAATTCAGATATTGGTAAATATACGATATTTTTACAATGAGGACATTTTTTTAGAAGAAAATTATCCATTTTATATTAAATCTTTATTTAATTTTTTACTATAAAAAAAATTAAATTTTGAACTTGCGCTCAAAGTTTAGATCCCGCCACCCCGATTTGAACGGGGGTCCAATCGATCTACAGTCGACCGCTCTACCAACTGAGCTATAGCGGGACATATTAAACAAAATTTGGTGTTACACCATATATATCTTTTCTATCTTTAAATACTTTTTAAATTATTCCAGTTTTTCAACTCTTCCTTTGACATTTTTTCAATAAATTCTTTTTTATCTTGACGATCTTGAAGATAATAATGATAGTTTCTACGTTTCCAACCTTTTCTTGTTTCATCCTGTGCAGTCCATCTATTATTATTAATAATAACACGAGTACCATCACAAGACGATTTTCTATTATATCCAATACACATATCATCTTCTTCATAGTTTAATAGAGGAAATCTAATCTCATTACCATCTTCACCTTTAATAAATCCACTAAAGAAGAGTTTTCCTTGATAACCACTATTCGACCACATACCATCATATTTACCACCTTCTACCATAGACCAGTTATTTTTTTCAATTTGATTTTTTAAATTTCTAAAAACATTATTTCTCTTAGTGAAAACCCTTGGAATAGCATCATTTAATTTAATTAGATCTTCCTTAGACATATCGTCTAAATATTGTCTTGTATTCACTTTATTATTTTGCCAAAAACCCATTTCATATTTTTCCTTAATCCATTCTTGACTTCCAACATTATATGATGATTTAAATCCTGGTGGTGGTTTTGGTTTTTCTTCTCTACCACGCCTTTTAAATCCATTACGACCTCTTCCGCGTCCACCACCGCGTCCACCACGACCTCTTCCGCGTCCACCACCACGTCCACCACCACGTCCACCACCAAAAGCACCACCACGAAGACGTAGTACTAAGTGAAGTGTTGCTTCTTTTTGAATATTATAGTCCTGAAGTGTTCTTCCATCTTCTAATTGTTTACCAGCAAAGATTAAACGTTGTTGGTCTGGTGGAATACCTTCTTTATCTTGAATCTTTGCTTTGATATTTTCAATAGTATCGGATGGCTCAACATCCAGAGTGATAGTTTTTCCTGTGAGGGTCTTTACGAAAATTTGCATTATTATTTATTTGTTTTATTTATTATGTCTTTTAAAACTTCAATTTTATAGCTTCAATTTTTCGTTATTTTTTCAGACATATAAAGGACAATCTTGTTTCCACCATTCTATATTAGAATATTTGTATCTATGTTTATTATTACTGATAACTCTTCTTAACATAATACATAATTCGGCAAATTGAATACTATTTTTTTTTGATATTCTCTCTAAAATCTTTCTATGTTGGTGGCAAATTACATAACCTTTATCAGCATTTTTCTGACAAATATTCCCTTTATTATTTGTAGCACGACAACGTTTCATTGGTTTTATAGAGAGATAATTTAAGATTTTTAATTCTATTATTTCTGGTATCATTATATTTTATTATAATAAAAAAATTATATAATATTTACTAGAATAACTATTTTTTATCTAGTAAATATTTTTTCATAAATTCTAAAATATTATCTCCTTGTTTCCACTCTATATCATATGACTTTGCTCCCTGATATGTCATCGGTATAATATGGACGTAATATTTTTCTTGTCTAGAACCTGTGAGAATATATACAATACCATCTATAATTAATTTTACTCTTTTTGTGGATTTACTATATATATATTGGTCTTTATCCAATAAAAGATCTGCGAAAATTATTTTATTCAATTCATCCGAAGTCATTTTTTTATTAATTATAAATAAAAAATATTTTTATAATCAATTTTAATTTAATTTTATCCAAATGTAAATGTTACTGTTTCATTATTTGTAACTATATATGCTTCATCTAAACTAGGCCATTGTGATTGGTTGAATTGAAATACATTATCTTCCGAAGATGAATTATCTTCCGAAGATGAAACAGTAGTAGAATATTCTTCTTCTATTTCAGATTCTGTTTCTGTTTCGGCTTCTGTTTCGGCTTCTGTTTCTGTTGTTTCTTCTGGATTTTCAATAGAAGTTTCCAGTAAAATATTATTCCATAGGGTCTCATCTAATACACTGGAAACTTCATTTAGTTCTTCTTCTATTGAATCAGAATAACTATTTATACTATCCATTGGTTCATTACAATACCCATCTATATAATCTAATAAGCTATTAATTTCTGTTTCTTCTTTTTTATATAAATTATTAATAGGTTTGTTTTTTTTCGTTTTTTTTCTTAGTTTTTTTAATATTTTTCTCTCTAAAATTATATGTTGTCTTGTATTTTGTAACATACTCCTAAGTCTAATTTGTCTTTCCCAAGACATTTCACTTTTAATATACATTCTTCTTGCTTGTCTTTTTAATTTTAAAGCTTTTACTTTAAGATAATTTATTTCTGAACTGATAACTGATAATTCTTGACGATTATTCATTATATCTGACATTATATTATCATTCACAAATTCTTTTCTACATAGAGGACAATTTGGTTTTTCTTGCATCCATTTAAAGAAGCAATCACCACAAAATTCATGATTACATGGTGTTTTTATCCTATTATTTGAAATATCTTCTTGGCAAATATTACATTTTGATGTTTCAATATCTGGGGCGGTAAAATTATTTGTATTTGGATATACAGTCGGTTCCGTATCAATTATAATGGTAGTATCCATTATTCTTGAATAATATTTATAATATAATTTTAAGTATTATAATCAATTCAATTTTTTATAACAAAAAAAATTAAATTTTCTAAAATACTTGATAATTAATGAAGACCTCGGTGAAGTAATGTCAATCTAGAAGCCTGTGTTCGATAAGGATTTAGTGGACTTTGTCTTCCAGAACGATAATTTTGAATTGGAGCAGCAGATGAGAATAGATTCAAAGGTGCTGGGGGATTCGTATTGAATCTAAGCTGACGTCTAACGGATCTTTGTGTAGGTTCTTGTGATGATTGCCTTTCGCATTGTGTAAAAGCACAACTTGATTGTCTCAAAGATGACCCTTGTGGTGTAAATGCACTATCAGTAACAGCTCGTTGTGTAGCAACTGTTGCTGAACGAAATCCTGATTCAGCTTGCGCACCAGAAGAAGCGACATTCAAAGAGTGTTGTGCACTGAAACCAAATTGCTCTCCTGTGTAACAAGCATCCTGATTCGCAGCTAGGAACATACAAATAATATCCTCACCACGTGCTGCTTTTACAGCTTCGGACATCATTTCGACAGAATTTCTACTTTTATTATCGATACCATCTGTAAAGACAGCATAAGATACAATAATAGTTGGTTTTAAATTTGATACTTCATTACTAAGATTTTTCTCAATCGCTCTTTTTTCACGACGAAGACAATTAACATCTTCTATCACTGCATCCCTAAGTCTTGTCATATTACGAGGTGTAATATTTTCTCTGATCCATTCCTTACCATCATCTTTGAGTAATGATAAGACATCCTTAAATGAAGCTTTCTCAATAACTGTTTCAATCTCATCATCAAAAGTTCCAAAAGTAATAGTACCACGAGAACCATTTTTATAAGCTGTTTCTGCTGATGTTTTCAGGTAATCATATGTTCCATCAACTGCTTCTTCTTTCATGGAAGACATTGAACCGGAACGATCGATACGAAATCTGAAAATTTGAATATCTGCTGCTGCTTTTGGGCGGCAGCCATCTGTACGTTTGACACGGTTGAGACAAGAAAGTATTGACATTATTGATGATTTTATTTAATGATTTTTATTTCATTAAAAAAACACTTCAATTTTTATTCATAAAAGAAAACTTCATTTCTTTGTTTAAAATCTTTCGTTGATATTTTTTATCAAGTGTCTTTATTGATATATTTCTTGTATAATTAGTTTTTTTATTCAGAATATCATACCATATAGGACAAATACATCTTGGATCACTTAAATCTGTCTTTATTTTTTTACCATTAAAATCTTCTATCCATTTTTTAAAGTACCATTTTACTATCTTGCCATTAAGAGAGGAAAATGTATGGGTATATGGTTTGGCTTTATATATTGCTTGTTGTGCCTTATAAAATAAATCTTTTTCTGTTGGGATTTCATCACTAGTTAAAATATTTGATCCTTTCCATAAAATTATAAGAACTTCTTCCTTACTCATCTCCCTAAAATCTATACCTTCTGGTCTTAATAATAAATTTCTCCACTCTTCCATCTTTAAATATATCATTTTTTTTATTTTTAATTCAAAAAAAATTTTTTAAGTTTTTTTATAATTTATTTAAAGAAATCTCTTTGACATTTAACACATAGACCACTTATTTTAAATTCTTTTTTTTCAATCTCAGCCCAATCATCCTGATTAATATTAGTAGCACCACAAAAGGGACAGCATTTAAATGTTCTTGGTTTTAAGAATACCGGTAATTTACTTTTTTCATACTTCTGACATTCTTCCACAAGAAATTCAAACCTTTCCTTCGTATAAAATTTTATATCACCATCATCAAATTTAACACAAAATTTTTCGAAAAACCCTGTTGGATTCTGTAATATTATACCTTTATATACTTTTTCATTTGGTGTATCATAATCAAATAAGATACTGACAGTATTACCAGTTTTAAACTCTGACATTTTTAATGAATTAAATTATCAATAAAAATATAACTTCAATTTTAAATAAAATAACCTCCAGGTACACCTTTATATGTATATGAATATTTTGGTGGACTGGCATTGGGTGGTTTAATTAAATATTTTACATTTACAATACCGCGTTTTAATGGATATGTATTTCTCTCTGTTTTTTTTCTTTTTAATTTAAAATTTTCATTATATTTCTCATTATACT